TCAATCGTTGTCGATCAAACCATGTGCACGCATTGCTTCCAGTATCGAAACGATCGTGGCTCGCGCTTCGGCATCAACAGTCACCCCACCCAGTGGTTCCGTGATCGAATCGAGTCTTGGGCCAACCACCTGATCTCCCTCGACAAAAACTTTTCCATGGACCTCTCCGAGCCTCCATTCGCCGCTGGAAAACACCGCCATGCCCCGGTTTGCGCCCAGCCAGAGCCGGGTTCCCTCCCGTGGCGGCATAAAAATCCAACCCGCGCCCGTCCAACCCGCGATCTCGTGCGCATGTCCCGTCCACGCGCCGCTCGGGGAAGCGCCCAGAATCCAGCTCGCCCCCAATTCGGGCGAAGCGGGCGGCACATCGAGTCCCGCCTCAACTGCCGCGCCCTGCACAACCATATCGAGCAGCGCGAGCGCCTCGTTATGGGCCATCTCCTTCTGCGCCTGTCCCGGCTGGAGCAGCGGCAGCGCAAGGCGGTGAGTCATGTAGTCGGTCATCAGGCTTCTCCGGGCAGCGGCAAATCCAGCGTCGCCGGCGGCGACAGGCCGTGCGCGCCGATCTGGCGCACGGCGACGGCAACGACACCCGCGCGCGCGTCTTCGCTCAGCACGATCCGCGGCTCGCTCGCCTCGATGACGCGCACATCGCCGCCGCCGCCGGTGAGGCCGAGCCGGTAGCGCTCGCTTTCTTCTCCGAGCGGCGCATCGACGCCGTCGATCCAGTCCCAGCCGTTGCGGCTGCGGCGCACCCAGCGAATTTCGGTCGTCCCGTCAGGGAACAGGCGCGCACGCAGATGGACCGGCGCGGGCGGAACCAGCGAGACGCCGCGCATCTCGGCCTGCGCTTCCGCCGCGTCGCTGTCGCCCACGCCTTGCGCCAGCACGCGCGCCACCGAGCCGATCGTCTGCGCCGGGAGTTCCAGCGTCACCAGCGTTTCGGCCTCGATCAATACGAACCGGTCCCCCGTCGCCTGCCTGCCGATCGCCGGTTCGGTGCCGCGCCGGCCGCGCCACAGCCCGCTGAGCGCCCATCGCCGTGCGCCGAGCGGCACCGCCTGCGCGAACTGGAGCAGCTCGTCGCCGACCATCGCGAGGTTCGATCCGGCCGCCAATGCAGCAGCATCGGCATCGCCCAGCAGCATCGCCCCGTTGGCGAGCTCGACCTCGACGACATTGACACGATCCACCAAATCGCTCCGCCCCGCGCCCGGCGGCGTCACCACCGTCCCCAGCACCGCCGGCATCGGCGTGACGCCCGCGGGCGTCCAGCTCGCGCCATCGTCCACGCTGACCAGCAGCCCCGCGCTTCGCCAGCCCGGCCCGGTTCCACCCGCAGCGATCGCCAGCCGCGGCGCCGTCGCGAGGCCGCCCAGCGGCGGCAGGTCGAAGGCATGGACCACCGTCTCGCCCATTGCGAGGTCGGGCGCCGGCAGCACCCTGCCGCCGCTCGCCGTCTCGGCCAGCGCGCCGGGCGCGACCGCAACGCACTCGAGCACCACCACCATCGCCTCCAGCCGCCAGCGGTCGACTCGCCATATTCCCGGCGCACCCTCGATCGTAACCCGCTCGCCCGGACGGACCGCCAGAGCGCGCCAGGGCAATGCCAGCGTCCGCCGCTCGCGCTCGACGTCGAGCCGCATCAGCGCCGCCTCCGCCATCGTCCGTGCCGCACCCGCATCGATCGCCGCGGCCAGCTCGATCCGGGCGTCGCGCAGGCCCGCACCCGGACGCACCGCGCGCTGCACCCCGGCCTGATACTCACGCGCAGGCTCATAATGCGCGAGCGTCAGCGTACGCGGCGCGGTTTCCGCCGCAGCGATGTCGCGCCGCCTGCCGCCACGCTGCCCCTCGCCCGCGCCGACATCGGCCAGCGCAATCGCCGCCCCGCCGCCGCCGTGCAACAAGGTAAGCGCCTGCGCATCGGCCCGGAACCAGCCCCCCGCCGCGCCCGCCAGCGTCTCCACCACCGCGCGCACGCTCGCGCCCGCCGCGGCAAAGCCTGCAAGCGACACCGTCGCCTCGGGGCTAGCAAGCAGCTCCGCACCCAGTTCCGCAGCGATCCCCCCCGCCGGCAGCGGCGCCGGATCGGCAATCACTTCGAAGCTGAGCGAGGGAATCCGATTGCCGAAATCGGCGAGCTCGAGATCCTCGAACACGACATAGGCAAGTCCCCGATGCGCCGGCGTTTGCCCCGCCCCCTCGATCGCTGCGATCAGCGGATCGGGCTGCTGTGCCTCGCTGCCATGGTGGATCCGCAGTCCGCTGCGTGCCTTGAGGTCGCCCGCGGCACCGCGCAGCAGCTTGCCGTCCGCCCAGATCCGCCCGACGTCCAGGATCCGCCGCGACGACAGCGCCACGGCGAACGACGCGGTATAGCTGTAGCTCGTCGTGCTCGGACGCCCCTTGCCGCCGCTCTTGCTGCTGCGGTGCTCGATCAGGTCGGTCGACCAGATCACCGATCCCGCCACGCGCATCGTTCCGAATATCTTCGGAATCTGCGTTCCGTACGACGATGTCTGGATGCGCAGCTCGTTCAGCCGCGGCCCCTCGCGCCCCTTGGGCTTGAACAGCACTTCGCGGTCGAACGCATTGCCCATCATTGCGCCGATCGCGCCGCCCACCGGACCGCCGACCATGGTGCCGGCGACCATCAATACCATCGTCGCCATGTCAGTCTCCCCCGGCGATCCGCCAGCGCCCGACCACCGGCCAGGGTAGCTCGTCGCGCTCCACCACGCGCCGCAGCATCGCGTCGGCGTGGATCATTCCCGTCTCAGTCCGGATCGCGAAGTGCAGCTGCCCGGGCCCCGGCCGCATCAGCAGCAGGTCGCCCGCCTGGTCATCGGCAACCGGCACCAGGCCGGTCGCCGCGATCGCCGCACAGATTCGCCCGGCGTCGCCGCTCCGCAGCCGATAGCCGCTCGGCACCGACCCCGCGAACCCCTCCGCGCGCAGCGCCAGCGCCACCAGCCCCACGCAATCGAGTCCGTCGGCGCCCCGCCCATGCAGCCGGAACCCCACGCCCAGCGCCGCCCGCGCCGCCGCGACGGCGCGTTCGCCAGGCGTCATCCGCCGGGATAGCGCGTCAGCAGGTCGATCCCCGGCAGGAACGGTTCGCCCCGAAAATTGACGGCATTTCCGAACCGCGCCGCACAGGTCGCCAGGCTCTTGTCGCACCCCTGCACCAGCTCCACGAGCGCCCCCACCGCCGCGAACCGCGTCGGCCGCCGCAGCGTCACCGTCACCCCGTCCGAGCGGGCAATGGCGTCTTCCAGCCCGGAATTCGCGCCGCCGAACCAGCGCAGCCGCCCGCCGCCATAAGCGTTGCCCACCGGCTCCGCCGCATCGAGCTGCAGCACCGCGCCGTCCGCTCCAATCACCCGCGCGAACCGCCGCCGCCCTGCCATCGGCACCCGGCATCGCTGGTCGCCCAGCTCGGCGCGGCACCCGGGCGACGTCTCCTCGACCACCGCCCGCTCCAGCGCCGCCGAAACCCCGCACAGCTCGGCGGTCAGCACGTCGCCGCGCGTCTCGACTGCGCCGATCGTCCCCTCGCCGAGCGGAACCTGCTCCCCCGGCGCCGACCAGTCGGTCGCGAACAGCGCCACCCGCGCCCCGTCCCAGCGCCCGGCCAGCAAGTCCGCTTCACTGATCGCCGCGCTGGTCAGCGCGCCGGTCACGTCCATGCTGTCCGCGTCCAGGCTCGCGCTGCGGCTGATCGCGCTCGGCGTCATCCCCGGCGCCGCGCGATAGACCAGGCCGTCGATCTCCAGGTCGCGGTCATGCGCAGTGACTCCGATCGTCACTCCGTCGCGCCGCTCAATCCGCCAGCACAAGGCCAACGTCGTGACCTCGCCTTCCAGCCAGCTCATTCGCGCACCTCGACCAGCGGCACCGAAGCCGCCGCCCCCGCAAGATAGGTCGCCCGGCTCACCGTCAGCCGATCCTCGGCGAAGCGCACCGGCACGTCGAAGTCGAAGCTCGCGCTCACCACGGCGCCCACGTCCGGCGGCACGTCCAGGGTCACCACCCCGCCCGCACCCAGCGTGAACGCCGCCGTCGCCAGTCCGTCCACCGCCACGCGCAAACTGCCGCCCACGGGCCGGGTGATCCGCCGCACCACGTCGCCATAGCGCCGCACCAGCTGGAACCGCGCTTGCGCGCCGTCGCCCGTCCCCAGCACTTCATCTACACCCTCGGCATCGAACGGATCGCGCAGCCGGAACCCCCGCGCCGGCCCCATCCGCGCCCGGAAGAAACCGATCAGCGCGGCGATGTCCGCCTCCGATCGCACCCCGGGGCCGACATCGTAGCGCAGCCGCGCCTCGGCCCATTCGGCATTGCGGTTCTCGCGCCCGCCCGCACTGGTCACGATCGCCGTCGAGACCTCGGGCGCCACTTCGGCCTCGCGTCCCAGCGCGAGCGGAAACACCACGTCGTCGAACGCGTCCACATCACTCTCCTGATCAAAGTGTACGAAGCCGTCGCGCAGCACCTGCGGCAGCGCCCAGACGAACGTCGCCGCGACACCGCGCCGCCTCCCGCGTTCGGCAGCCGCGGCGATCGGCCGCCACTGCGCCTTGTCCGCCGGGTTCAGTACGAACCCCGCCAGATAATGCTGGTCGCTCACCGGATAACCCAGCCGCGCCTGCGCCAATGCCAGCCCCTTGCCGCTCGCGGCCTCGTTCCCCGCCGCCGCCCAGTCATAATCCTCGAGCTGGAGTATATCGAACGCCGGCGCCGCCCAGCCCACCGGCAGGTTCGCGCGCTGCAATTCGGGCATCGCCCGGTCGAGCACCGTCGGCAGATATGCCAGCAGCAGCACCTCCGCCCCCGGCGCCCAGCGCACCACGTCGCGCAGCGCCAGCGTAGACGCCGCCAGCAGCGCCCCCGCCGCATCGAGCACTTCGGTATCGACGCTCCCGCGCACATTCTGCTCGGCCGGATCGCCCAGGGCGACGCGCGCCGCATCGTCATGGATGCACAGCCGCCCGTCAGGCATCACCCACCACCACGGCTCGCCGATCTGGAACTTCACCGCCAGCCCCGCCGCCTGCGCGATTCCGACGAACGCCAGCGCCACCACGCGCAGATAATACATCGCCCCGTCATGCGCCGGTGACAGCAGCGCCGAGGGCGGGCTCCAGCCGGTAAGCCCCGGCGACCCGTCCGCCGCGCGCTGCTTCCAGTCGTTCCAGCAATGCTGGTCGAGCAATTCGTACGAAAGCGACCAGATCACTTCATAGCCGAGCGCCCCGGCCCGCCGCGCGAAATCGCCATGCCACGCCGCGCACGCCATATTGAGCGTGCCGCCGGCCAGGCTGGCATAATAGCCTCCCGAATTGGCCTCGAGCCGGAAATAATGGCTCATGCCCACATAATGCAGGATGCTTCCACGATAGCCGAGCTGGAGCGCGTTTCGCAGCACCCGCGCCGGGGTCAGATGGTAGCAATCGTCATAGCCATTGGCGATCTGCAGCCCGTGTTGGGGCACCACGACATCGCCGATCGCCAGCACGGAACCCGGCCCCTCGCAAACCATGTCACCAAGCTCGACCCAGCCCTCGACCGGCGTCGGCAGTGGAGCATCGCTTGCGCTGTACCCGGCAGGCACCAGCGACACGAACATCCGGTCGACATCGCCCGCAAACACCGCATCCGCCTCGTCCGGTAGCACGAACCCGCCCGCGACATCGGCGAAGTCGATCGTGACCACCGCCTCCTCGGGCGTCCCGACGGCGTAGTTCCACAGCCGCACATACCAGGCGCGCGGATTGCCGCCCGCATCGCGCCCCTCGATCGTCAGCACCGGGCCGTGGATCGCATCGAGCGCCACCACCCCGGAAGACCGCCAGCGGAATCGCAACCGGCACCCGCGATAATCGCGGCCGGTCGCGTAGCGCAGCAGCACATGGTCGTGCCGGTCCTCGCTCTCCCAGATCAGCCCGGCAAGATCGTCCTGCCGATAGAACACCGCATCGACGCGCAGCGCATCGGGCGCCGTCGTCGTTACGCTCGCCATCATCGGACGCGGAAAATTGACCGTCCAATAGGCAGGATCGAAGCGCGAAATCACGCCCTCCATCTGCCCGCGCCGCGTCTCGGCCAGCCAGTGTGCCATTCCCTGCCCCCTTTGCATTGGCGCTCTTCACGATTCATCGTCGGCTGCTACGGTGAGGACATGTTCGCCCGTCACGCGCTGTCCCATGGCTAGATGGCCGGTCCGCGAGGAAGGACGGGAAGAAGCCCTTCTCACCCGCGTCCGCGACATGCTTGCCGAGATCGCGGCGCGGCATTCGCTTCGCGTCGAATGAGCGAAGACGTTCCGGTCGCCCTGTCCTGCACCTGGCCTCGCCAGCCGGGCCTGGATTTTGAACTCTGGTTTTCATTCAGTGATGACGAGCTGACCTTCGGTGGAGACCGGTGGTATGCGGACGTGTTTCCGCTCGACGATCCTGAAAATTGGGAGCGCGTCTGTGCCGCGGTCGATGGGTTGATAACCGGCGAAGCGCGTGCGCTGCTCTATTATGCGGTCGGCCGGAAACAGCCATATTGGACCGTCCTGCAACTGCGCGAAGCGGATCGCTGGACGAATGTGTCCACAGGGGCGGGCTGCGCGATCCCGCCACTGGTGAAACCACGCGTGCTCCGCAACGGCCACCCCGTCACAATGGGCCCTGCCCGCCTGGCATGGGGCAGCTTGCTGTGCCTGTTGCTCCTGCTCGCCGCGATCTGGTCGCTTCTCTGAATCCGCGACCCTGCTATTCCACCCCGGCCAGCGCCGCTTTCACTGCCCGCGCCACTTGCCGGCTCGACTGCGCCAGCGCCCGCGGCGCCTCGTTCGCCGCCGCATTCACCGTGATCGACACCCGCACCTCGCGCGGTCCGCTGCCCGAGGCCGGCGCCACTGCCCCCGCGCTCGACGGCACGAACAGCTCGGGCCCGCGCTCGCCGACCCAATAGGGCCGCCCGGGGCTCACTGGCCCGCCGGTCGCGCGCCCGGGCGCCCCGCCGAACATCCCGAGGATCGCCCCAAGCAAGCCCCCGCCGCCGCCGCCCAGCGCCTTCATCCCCTGGTGCAGCGCCGACGCCGCAATCTCGTCGAGCACCGACAGCGCGATCTTCTTGAGATCCTCGAATCCGAATTTGCCGGTCCTTGCCGCGCGCAGCAGCGCGCCTTCGATCGCGCGACCGGCGCGGTCGGCCCCTGCCTCCAGCGGTCCCTCGATCTGCCCGCGCATCTCCGCCACGTCGCGGGCAAAGCCGCGCGTGTCGGCGCGAACGCTGACGATCAGCCGTTCGATTTCCTCATCCATCGGGAAAAAGCTCCTTCAGCCGCGCAATTTCATCGCCACCCACGGGATCGGCATCCTCGCCGCGCAGCGCCCGTACCAGCGCCCCCAGTTCCGCCGGCGTCGCATTCCAGAAAGTGTCGGGCACCCACCCGAACGCGAGCCCGACTGCCCCGGCCAGCCGAACGGCGGCCACCGCGAATTCCTCCCCCATCATCGCCCCGCCAATATCTGCCCGAGCAGAACCTTGAGCACCGGCGCATTCGCCGCCAGCCCGCGCGCGGCCACCCCCTCGGCAAAGTCCTCGCGCGTCAGCCCCTCGGGCCGCTCGCGAAGGCAATGCCAGAACAGGCCGACCATCTCGCCTAGCCCCAGCCGCCCTTCCGCCGCCCGCTCGACCAGCGCGAACAACGGCCCCAGCTCGCCCTCCGCCGCGACCAGCGCCGCAAAGCTCGGCCGCAGCACCAGCATCTCGCCGCCAACACGAAGCTCAGCCTCGCCCCGCGCCGGATTGGAACGCCCCTCCCTCCCAGGGCGGGGCTGGGGGTGGGTCGGTGTCTCACCGGGACCAAGGCTCACGCCGACACCACCGGCCCGGAGCTCTCCAGGCTCAGCGTATAGCTACGCTCGCCGTTGAAATCCCCGGCATAGTCGAGCCGCGTCACCAGGAAGCGTCCGGTCATGCTCTCGCCGCTCTCGAAGCTCAGCCGGTAATCGTCGATCAGCCCCGAAAGCGCATTGGCTTTGACCCGCCCCTCCGCCGCCGATCCGGTGAACACCCCGGCGCCCGAAACGCTCACCGAACGCACTCCCGCCCCGGAAAGCAATTCGCGCCACCCGCCCGAATCCTTCGACGTGATCACCACGGCCTCGCCATTGACGCTCAGCTGCGTCGTCCGCAGCCCCGCCACCGTGGTGAAGCCCACCGGCGACCCCCCGTTCCCCACCTTGAGGAGGAACGCGCTACCCTTCTCCGCCGCCATGTCATTTCTCCTTCAAGACCCTCCCCGTTCCGGGAAGGAGTCAATTCACCCGAAGCATGCGCACCCGGAACTCGACCACCGCCGCGCACAGCCCGTCGCCCTCGCGGACAATCCGGCTGCGGACGAAGGCGAGGCTGGCGATCCGCCACCCCTCGCCCAGCTCGCGCGGCAGCCCGGCCACCGCCGCCGCGGCATGCTCCGTCAGCACGCGCAGCCGCGCCCGGTCCTCGCCCGCCTCGAAGAGCCCGACCGCTAGCCGCCCCTCGCGCCCGGCCATGTCCTTGGTCCCCCAGTCGACGAGCACTGCCTCCTCGACTACGGCATAGGGCCGCACTGCCCGCGCCGGCGCCGCATCGAACACGCCGTTGAGCGCCCCGGCCAGCGGCGCATGTCCGGCCAGCGCCTGCACCAGCGCCGCGGACAGGATCGCGTGCGCACTCATCGCAGCAGCCCTCCCAGCCAGCGGATCGCCGGATCGCGCAGCCAGCGCCGCGCAAGGCCGCGTCCCGACACCACCACTCGCCCCGGCTCGGCCTCGACCGAGACCCCGGGCAGCGCCGCCCGCGCGGCATCGGCCACCCGCGCCGCCGCGCGCACCGCTGCCCGCGCGCCGATCGCCTCGGCCCGCGCTTCCAGACTCTTCATGCCGATCGCCTCGCGCTTTCCAGCCGCACCCGCCGCCACGGCCGCCACAGCGCCGCCACTGCCGCCGGCGGCGCCCCGCCGCTTGCCCGCGCCTCGAACAAATGCACCGCCAGCAGCAGCGCGCCTTGCGCCAGCGGCGCCGGCAGCGCGGCCCAATCCGCGGCCAGCCCCGCGGCATAGCCGACCCGCAGCCGCCCCGCCGCAATCCCGCCGCTGCCGCGCACCCAGCCTTCGCCCGCCGCATCGATGTCGATCGCATAGGCTTCGGCGGGCAGCGCAAAGCCGTTGCCCGACATGCTCAGCCCCTCGACGCTGTCGATCGCCGCGACCGGCGCGCCGCCCAGCCGCTGCCACGCGGCGTGCGCCGGCACCACCGCCTGCCACGCCCGCACGATCAGCGCCTGGCCGGTAAACGCCTCGCACAGCGCCAGCGCCGTCGCGGCATGGCTCTCGAGCAGCCCATCCTCGGCCGCCCCGGTAATCCGCAAATGAAGCTTGGCAGCATCGCGCACGGCCGCGATCGCCGCCGCCGGAAAGGGCGGAGCAAGCATAAGTGTCTCCTCTGAAAGACTCCCCTCCCTGCAAGGGAGGGGCTGGGGTGGGTGCGAGCCAAAGGCGAGCTCCCTCGCTCGCCGATAGCGCCAGCTCGAAGCTGCGCTTCTCGCACCCACCCCTCGGTCCCCTCCCTGCAAGCAGGGAGGGGAAGCGTTCAAATCAAGCCGCCGCGAACTTCAGCAGCTTGATCGCCTCCGAATTGCTCACCATCCCGCCGACCCGCTTGGTCGCGTAGAAGTGCACGAACGGCTTGTTGCTGTACGGATCGCGCAGGATCTGGGTCTCGCCGCGCTCGGCGATCAGATAGCCCGCCTTGAAGTTGCCGAACGCGATCGACAGCGAATTGGCGGCGATGTCGGGCATGTCCTCGGCCTCGACCACCGGATAGCCGAGCAACGTCGCCGGCTGGCCGATGGCGAGCGAAGGCTGCCACAGGAACGCCCCGTCGACTGTCTTGAGCTTGCGCAGCCGCGCCAGCGTCGACGAATTCATCACCCAGCTCGCCCCCTGGCGATACGGCGCGCGCAGGCTCTGGACCAGGTCGATCAGCTTCTCGTCGGGATTGGCCGCGAACGCGCCCGCCGCGCCGCTCGCGACATATTGCAGCGTCCCGAACGCGCGAACGCCATCGCCGGTCGCCGCGGTCGGCGAAGCGAGGAACCCGCGCGGCTTGTTGGTGCCGTTGCCGCTCACGAACGCCGAGCCTTCGGCCGCGGCGAACTCGCGCGCGATTTCCTGCGCCAGCCATTGCTCGACATCGAACGCCGCGTCGTCGAGCATCGCCTGGCTCGCCGCCGGATTGGCATAGAGGTCGCCGCTCGGTGGGGCGATTTCATTGAACACCGGAGTCGCCGTCTCGGCTCGCGCCGCGGTCTCCGCCGCCCAGCCCGAAGCGATCCCGCCGCTCGCCACCAGCTTGCGATACCCGCTCGACCCGACCTTCACGACATTGGCGATCGTCCGGATCGGCGACACTGCCTTGAGCGTCGCGTCGATCAGCCCGTCGATCTCCTCGGGCACGGCATAGCCGCCTGCGGCATCGTTCGTCCCCGACATCGCCTTCATCTCGATCCCGCCGCTGCCGGCGCGCAGGAACCCCTCGAACGCCGCGCTGCCCAGCGGCCGCCCGCCCGCCAGCATCGGCCGCACCGGCGGCAGCCCCGCCTTTTCCACTGCCTCGAAGCTCGCCTCGAAGCCATCCAGGTTCACATCGTCCATGTTCGTCTCCCACACAGAAAATTCCTCCCCGAGTTCGTCTCGGGAAAGGGGACCGCCGGCCGCAGGCCGGTGGTGGAGGGGCCGCCACAGGCGAAGGCCCCGATTTGATGATTTCCCGGCTAGTCCGCCGCCACTGCGTGCACCCGCGCCAGCGGCTGCATCGGGCTCGCCACCAGGCTCACTTCGATCAGCTCCAGCGCCTTGATCTCGCGCCGCGCGGCACCACGTGCCTCGGTCACCCGATACCCGAACGACAGCCCGGTCACTGCGCCCTTGGCCACGGCGTCGGCGAGTTCGGGCGCCGCCACCCGCCCGACCACGCGCAGCCCGCGCGAATCCTGCGCCAACCGTTCGATCGTGCCGATCGGCGCGCCGCCATGCTGCCACAGCAGCGGCACCGGCCCGGCGAGGCGGAACGCCCCCCGCCGCACCACGTCGCCGCCGCGGTCCGGCACGTCGAACACCGCCGCATAGCCGGCAAATCTGACTCCCCTCCCTGCAAGCGATGGGTCTGGGCTGGGTGCGAGCCGAAGGCGAGCCTCCCTCTCCAAAGGCGTCACTTGAGCCACCCCGGAAACCCCAGCTTTACGGCGAGCCCGACCAGCACCAGCGCCGCGCCCATCCGCCCGGCCCAGGAAAACGCCGCCTTGAGCGCCGATCTCTTGGCGTCGCGCCACGCCCCTAGCAGTTCGCGCAGCTCGGCCATGTCCTTCGCCGCGCCGACATCCTCCAGCCCCAGCCGCGCCAGCGCGCGCTGCGCGCTGGCCTCGCCCGCTTCCTCGGCAATCGCCCGCAATGTCGCGAGATCGGCCCCGTCCGCCTTCGCCTGCTCGATCAATTGCGCGAGCAAAGTCTCGTTACGCATGTCACTCTCCCGATTGCCCGGCCGCCCGTCCCGGCCTAGGCGGAAATGATGCCCCGCTGGCTCTTTCCCCTGCTCGTTCTGCTGATCGCCGCGCTCGCCGCGCTGCTCGTCTGGGCCTGGTCGACCGACTATATTCTGATCGACAAATGCCTCGACGCCGGCGGCGTCTGGGAGCAGGAAGCGCGCGTCTGCGCGCTCCCGGTCACGACAATCCGATCATAGCCCGCTTCTCGTCGTCGCTCAGGAAGTCCGCGCCGCTCACTTGCCGCCACAACCGCTCGCGATCCTCGGCCAGCGCGGTCACCCGATCGAGATCGACCTGCAGCGCCGCATCGGGAAACCACCCCCGCAGCGCCTGGCTAAGCCCGGTCAGGATCGTGTCCGCGATCGGCAGGATCGCCAGCCGCCACAGCGCTCGGTTGGCCTCGCGATAATTGGCGAACGCCGCGTCCCCCGGCAGCCCCATCAGCATCGGCGGCACGCCGAAGGCCAGTGCGATCTCGCGCGCCGCGGTCGCCTTCAATCCCATGAAATCCATGTCGGCCGGCGTCATGCTCATCGCCTGCCATTTGAGCCCGCCTTCCAGCAGCATCGGGCGTCCGGCGTTAGCGGCGCCGGCGAACGCCGCTTCCAGCTCGCCTTTGATCCGCGCGAACTGGTCCGCGCTCAGCACCCCGCCCTCGCCCGGGTCATAGACCAGGGCGCCCGAAGGCCGCGCCGCATTGTCGAGCAGCGCCTTGTTCCAGCGCGTCGCGGCATTGTGGATCGCGATCGCCCCCGCCGCCGCGCCCAGGCAGCCCAGCCCATAATGGTCGTCGATCGGATTGAACGCCTTGATATGCGCCACCGCCGGCCGCCCGCCGGCATCCTCCGCCGCCAGCCGGCTGACATGCGCGCCCACCCGATAGCGATACGCCACCGGCCAGCCGCCCGCATCCGCTTCGATCGTCACCCGCTCGGGCCGCAGCGCGAACAGCTCGCGCACCACGCCCTCGCTGTCGGTCAGGATCTGCACCCAGGCATTGCCGTGGAGCAGCAGGTGCGCCGCCACCGTCTCGATCAGCGATTGCCCGCCCGATCGCGCCGCCGCCAGCGCCGCCAGCGCCGGGTCGCTCGCCTTGAGCGGCGCCGACCCCGCCCCTTCGCTCACCAGCTTGACGGCGCGCTGCGCCACCGGATTGTGGCAATAGCCCTCACGCACCTGCGCCTCGTAGCTCCGCGGCCATTCGCCCAGGCCGGCAATGCCGCCCCCACGCGCCAGCGCCGGCCGCGCGCCATCGCGCGCGGACTTGCGTCCGAACCATTTCATGCCTGTCTCCTGAAACGTCCTTCCTCTCCCATCGGGAGAGGGAAGGGGCCCGCCGCCGAAGGCGGTGGGAAGGGTGAGGGCAGAGGATGTGGCGAACCTGCCTCACCTTCCGCCGACTGAAGCCGGCGCCCACCCTCTCCCATCAGGAGAGGGTTGCCGCTACCGCCGGGTAGCGAACCAGATCACATGGCGCGGCCCCTTGCCGTTCGACCGCGCCTTCACGCCGACTTCCTCGACGGCGAAGTCCGCATCGCGCAGCCGCGCCGCGAACCGCGCATCGGGCGCCGCCGACCATATCGCCAGCACCCCGCCCGTCCGCAGCGCCGATCGCGCCGCCGCCAGCCCGCGCATCGAATACAGCCCGTCATTGCCCGGCCGGGTCAGCCCGTCCGGGCCATTGTCGACATCGAGCAGGATCGCGTCATAGCCGCCGCGCGCGTGCCGGATCATCGCCCCGACATCCTCGATCACCAGTTCGACGCGGTGGTCGTCCAGGCACGCCGCGGTCAGCGCGGCCATCGGCCCCTTGGCCCAGTCGATGATCTTGGGCACCAGTTCGGCCACGCTCACCCGTGCGTCCCGATCGAGCCGCTTCAGCGCCGCGCGCAGCGTGAACCCCATGCCGTATCCGCCGATCAGCAGATGCGGCGCCTGCACCCGCAGCCGGTCGATCGTCATCTCGGCCAGCGCCTCTTCCGACCCGCTCATCCGGCTGTTCATCAGCTCGTTGCGGTCGAGCACGATCATGAAGTCGTCGCCCCGCCGGAACAGCCGCAGCGGATCGCCGCCCGGCACCTCTGCGGTATCGATCAATTCGCGCGGGACCATGCAAAAACTCCTTGGTTGCCGCCGCCCCTACATCAGCGTGACCCGCGCCGCACCCCGCTTGCCGAGCATCAGCTCGGTCAGCGCCCACACCGCGGCGTCCGCGCGGTCGGGCGAGCGTCCCGGCCCTTCATAGCCGCCCCCCGCCTGCAGCCCGCAAATCTCATCCTCCAGCGCGGGCCAGGCGCCGACATGGCGCACCTTCCCCGCCTCGTAGAGCAGCGCCACCGGCTCGGCCCGCGCGCTCTTGCCCCGCGCGGCGTGGACCAACGTCACCGGCAGCCCGGTATCGGCGCCGCGCAGCACGCTCGCCACCATGTCGCCGCCCTGGTTCTTCTCGGCGATCACCCGGTCGGCGCCATGCCGCGCCGCGCACGCCGCCACTGCGCGCGCCCAGCCCTCTGGCGACGCGCCCGACACGCTCGCATCCTCCAGCACATAGCCGCGCCCGTCGCGCCCCAGCCCGACCGCGACGATCCCGCACGCATCGCCTCCCGCGCTCGCCGGCGGATCGACCCCCACCACCACGCGCGTCAGCTCGGGCGCCACGCCCACCCGCACCCGCTCGATCAGCCCGTGCGTCCACAACGCGCCTTCCACATCCTCCAGCAGCTCGCCGTCCAGCTCCTGCCGCCCCAGCCGCGTCCCGGCATAATCCGCCAGCATAGCCTCGACGAAGCTGCCCGGCAGATGCGGATTGTCGCGCGTCTTGCCCAGCGTCTCACGGCACCCCGGCAGCGCGCGCACCCGGTGCATCAGCTTCACCGCCCGCGGTGTGGTGGTCACCACCAGCTGCGGCGCTTCGCCTTCGCGCAGCCCCATCAGCAGATTGTCCCATGCCGCATCGGCCACCCGGCCGCGCCATTTCGCCAGCTCGTCGCACCAGGCAAAGCCATGCTGGGGCCCGCGCAGCCGGTCGGGCGTCTCGGCCGAATAGATCGTCGCGACTGCGCCCGAGTCGAACCGGAGTTCGCCGGTCCCCGGCTGCCAGAATAATTTCTCGTGCGACTGCGCCACGGCGAGCAGGCCGCTCGGCCCCTCGACCATCACCTTGCGGGCATCGTCGAGCGTCGCGCCGACCAGCGCGATGCGGCAACCCGGCGCCGCGCGCGCGACTTCGCTCACCCATTCGGCGCCCGCGCGGGTCTTGCCGAATCCGCGCCCGGCGCGGATCAGCCACACGCGCCATTCCCCGGCGGGCGCGCGCTGCCCCATATGCGCCCATTGCCACCAGCGCTCGTCGAACTCGCGCTTCTGCGGCCAGCTCAGCGACCGTAGCACGACGCTGCGCTCCTCGGGCGGGAGGTTGAGCACGCGCACCAGCAGCGCGCCCGGATCAGGCCGCCGCCGAGTCATCACGACGCTTCCGTGCACGATCGAGCGCGTCCAGCTTTTTCAGGATCGCGCGGTCGGTCTCCTCGCTCGTCGCCCGCTTCGTTAGCGGCTTCGGGCGCCGCAGGCCGAGCAGCGCGTTGCGATGCAGGCCAAGCAGCTTCACCGCGATGTCCACGTCGACGCGGCGGGTTGCGCCGGCAATGTCCTGCGCCGCGTTGCCGCCGGCCAGCGCATAGCCGACCAGTTCGGTTTCGAGCAGTTGATAGCCGGCCAGCAACGCTTCCTGCCATTCGGCGGCGAAGCGCGCATCCTTGCGCCGTAATTCATAGATGTTGACCGCCGCGACTCCCGCCGCCGCCGCCGACTCGCGCACGTTGCACGAACCGGCGAGGTGATCGAGAAACGCCGTGCGCATCGCGCGCGTCCAACGCACCTTCCGTCCCGCCATGCTGCCCTCCCCCAACGAAAAGGGCCGGCCCACCCCGCGGTGCCCGACCCATCCGGGAAACCCGAAGGCCCCGACTCGCAATTCTTCAGCGTTCACTATTAGTGCCATATCAGCGTGACGATGTCAAGCATTATGTGCCTATTTGGTTATTTATCCGGCACGATACGGCCATGTCCGCTTCTGCGACCGCCTGCCGTCTTACCCTGCAACGATCCGCCAGGACGCCGGGCTCGCGCATGGCAGACATCCACCCAAACCAACGCATTTCTGAGGGGAATCCATGAAACACGCCTTGCCGATCCTGCTCGCCGGCTGCGCGCTCTGCACGCCCGCCGCCGCCCAGGTGAACCCGAAGCTGCGGGTCACCGAAATCCAGACGCGCGTGCCGCCCATTGCGGACCTCAGCAAGCACGTCAAAGCATCGCCCAGCCAGTGGAAGATCGATCCCAGCCTGCTGCGGATGCTGCCGCAGACCATCGCCGCGAACATCGCCAAGCGGATCAATTCGAACATGGCCGGCAAGTCGGTCGGCTTCGCCGTCACCGTGGTGATGCCCGGCGGCGCCAGCGCCAGCACGGTCTCGGGCATGGCGCGATCGGCGCCCGACGCCAATCCGCGCGCCTGGACCGACAGCGACCGGATCAACATCGCCAGCGTGTCGAAGACGATCACCGCAGTCGCAATCGTCCGCGCCGCATCGGCCAAGGGCACCAGCCTCGATACCAAGGCCTATACGCTGCTCCCCGCTGACTGGACCTATTCGGCTGCGTTCAAGACGATCTCGGTGCGAGAGCTACTGACGCACAACAGCGGCATCCGCGATTGCGGGCCGAGCAATGCCGAGCTCAAGACCTGCGCGGCAAAGGACTGGAAGGCGGCCGACAAGAACACCGCGATCGACATCTACACCAAATATTCGAACGCCAATTACGCCTATCTGCGCTGGATCCTTCCCCGCATCGTCGATGGCAAGGTGCCCAGCGAAACCCTGGCCGGGCCACGCTACTGGGTGATCGTCAACGATCTGGTGATCAAGCCCGCGGGCATGGGCGGCGCCGATTGCGCTTCGCCGACCAATCCCGCGCTCAGCTACGTCTCGACCAAGGACAATCTGGTCTACAACAGCACCGTCGCGGCGAACTATGATTTCACGACGCTCAAGCCCGGCGTGGACTGGGGCGACAACACCCCCGTCTGCGGATCGCAGGGCTGGAACCTGTCCTCGCGCCAGCTCGCCACCTTCGCCAATGCGCTATGGGCGACGAGCAAGCTGCTGCCCGCCGCAACCGTCGCCGAGATGCGCCAGCAAGGCCAGGGCATGATGTATTCCGATTTTGGCGGCGGCCTCACGGCCTATGGCCATAACGGCTATTTCCCCCCCGCCAATGGCGGCGAACTGCGCGCGCTGGCGCTGACCTTCAACAACGGCGTCAGCGTCGGGATGCTCGTCAACTCGCGCTACCATGGCGACTTCTACGCCGACATCGCCAACGCCGTCCGCGCCGAGGCGAAGTAA